GTCATGAGTTGTTCGTCGAAGTAAGTAAGAGCTTTCTTCATTTTCGCAGCAACTAGACTGAGAGAATGTTTGTTCTCCAATTCAGCATTAGCAAAGAGTCGTGCCTCATACTTCTGTTCCCTTTCTTTTTCAATGAGTCTTGCTGGGTCGTTCATTTGTTCAGGAATTTCCTTCTGACATGTAGTCCTGACAAATACAGGTCTTGGTCGGATCTTCTTGCTTTTGAAGAAGTCCTTCAATGCATAGTCTTCCCTTTCGATGACTTGAAGTAGCTCTTTCCTGCTATCACCCGGTCCGAATGAAATATTTGCTTTCAATGCACCTTTGTCTTTGGCAAACTCAAGTGGGTCATCTGTCAAAGTGTTGTCCATGCAGTCAAAGATCTTCATATCATCCCACCAGCTTAGTGGTAGTGATTCAACACGTTTGAAGTCTTGCTTCTGACAGTATGCTTCAAGAAGTCGGATTTTTCGAACCGGTCCGATGATGTTGGGAATTGTCTTATGCCGTTTGCGGTATGCAATGAGAAAAGACATTTTTGCCAATCGAGTGATGTTTTTGACAGCATTTGGATCAACTGCACGTGGTGTATGCACGCGTTTGAGGAATTTGTTCACCCCTGCTTCTGCATTGACCTCAGCATAGAAAATGAGCTTATGCAAGGCGGAGATCTCCTGGAGGTGGGTTCTGCTCAACGTCTTCCCTATGCTGATGAATTTGCAAAGGTACGATTCAGATGGATATTTGAATTGCTGCCCCTTAAGGAGTGACAATATGAGCCCTATATCATATTTGACGCCGGAGATCTCCTGATCAAGGCTCCAGAGTTCATTGACAACCTCAAGAATGGGTTTCCAATTCATAGCATGCGATTCATCATAGTCTGACATGTTTAGAAGAAATCCCTCCAGAGACTTCATGAAGTCTACCTGCAGTTTGTGATGTCCTTCGTGTTCTGCGAATTCAATAATGATCTTGAAGATGTCAGATGCCCATGCATATTCTTCACAATTCTTCAATACATCCAGATTGTTCAAAATGTCGGCAATTGTGAAAATGTAGTCAAGGTAAGATGCAGGCCCGCAAAACCAGTAATTGAGCTGACTGTGATACAAACGGAAATGTCCTCCACAAGAAATCAAGGCAAATCCGACACCGTTGTTCAATGACCGATAGACATAGACGCCGTTCGAATACATAGTGTATTGTGCTTCATCGAGAGCAGGATCAAGATTGTCCGTACGGAAGACTGGACTAGTCGTTTCTTTTGCAATGTGGACACGGAGTCGTTGGATCATGATGATGAATGAAGTGTACGCTGAAATGGAAGAGGTGGCCACTTCAAATTTGACATCGGCATTCGCGGCAATACTCAAATCGTAGGCTGTTGCCTGTCGTGCAAATGCGAGTGTTGCCAGATTGATGAGATCCTCGCGTTTAGAGTAGGATTGTCTAGCGAAGTGTTTGAGGGCATCCATGTCAAAACGGAGTGGCGCAGTCGGTACTTTTCCGGAGGTCATCA